TCAAATGTTTGATAATCAGTATCCTCATAATAGATATTATAAAATAAACGATACGGATTATTAATTGGAGTTTTTTCTAAAGTTTCGGTGTCAAAAATATGAAAACCACGAGAATCTCCAACATCACTCCAAAACATTTCATAAGGATTTCCTAGATAGAAGATTGTTCCATTATCCGATCTAGTGTGATAGTGTCCCGAGAAGACAAGTTTGAACTTTTTAAATAATTTGCTGTCCAAACCATGCTCCATGACGATTTGTTTATTGACTCTAAATCCTTGGAATTCAAGGTGCCCCATCGCGCACGGGCAAGTTGTTTTTTTAATAAGTTTAAGAGTCTTTTCTTCATTTTCTTGGTTAATCCACGGAATAAAAAGAGTTTTAAGGTTTCCAAGTTTAACCTCAGTAGGTTCTGAATAAACCGTGACATTATCATATTCACGAAGCAGCAAATCAACTGCATTTACTTCGTTAGTATTTTTGTAATAAGCAGTATGATTACCGACAATCGTATGAACAGCAACACCCATTTTTTCTAAGGTATCATAATAATGATTTTTTGCCCACGACAAAGCGGAAAAATCAATACCTTTACGGCTGTCAAAAGTATCGCCCATATCTACAACAGTAGTAATTCCTTCCTTCAATATGGCAGGAAAAAAGATATCCTTGTAGAACTTTAGAAAATAATCATGAAAGAGTTTTGAATTCTTTCTTGCTCCAAAGTGTTGGTCGGTAATAATTGCGACTTTCATTCAATAGCGAAGTTTAGAGTGAACTGCGTCCTTAATGGAATTATAGTCGGAAGAGTTCGATCCGTCAAGGCCATCGTCACAAAACACTTCATCAAAACCAGTTTTCTCAAGAATTTTACTCTTAATTTCTAACTGACGCTTCTCTCTTTGGATACGACGGAGAAATGCGTAGTGAATGATTTGTGTGAAGTATGCAAAGGGATTTTGTGACTTCTCTGGATTGAAGTTATGAATGTACTGAACACAGTTTTCAATCCCATCAGAAATCATATCTTCCTTGAACATATAGTTCACGAAGTTTGGTTTGAAGGAAAGATGATTTGCAATCTTCAGGAAACACTCTCCGATGTAGCGGGGAATTTGTGGTTTAGGATCTCCATTGGCCTCAGCTCTAGCAACTGCGCAACGATAATCTATTAATGCTGACAGAAACTCTTTGTTATTTACATAATGTATTGATCTTTTTCTTTTAGTCATTATTGATGTTGTAAGCATAAGTGTATCTAATTCAATATGTAGGAATTATAACATCTTAACGAAGCCTTGACAATACCAATTATCACAAGTAGACTACCTTTGTTGGGGTTAAAGATACAATATTAGCTTTTTTTATAAAGCTTTTCGAGAATATCTTTAGCATCGTTGATATTGGATATATATCCCATTTTTCTGTTTACACTATTTTGATTTTTCTTCTTAGTATTTGGAAAGTTTTTTCTAATAAAAGATTGATACATCATAATCATTTCAATATTTGATGATTCTGACATTGTTAATACATCTTTCATGTTGATTATGAAAAGATCTTCCGATGTTGTTTTCAACCAAGGTTCTAATCTATATCCTTGAATATTACCTCTTCCTGTAAATTGATGTACAATTATTGGATTGGTTATTAATAATATTGTTTCCCCTTGCTCTTCTGTTGGTGCAACTTTAGCAAAGATTTCTTCACCATTTTTTAACTTAATTGTTGCATAAAAATCGTCTTCTATCATTTTTTTAATTTTACGGTAATTATATCATAATTAAATTTCTCTTCATTGTAGATTTTAATTCTTTCAATGAAATGATTTAAAGTATAATTTTTTCTAGAACCAGTTGTGCAATCATCTGCTATATCATAAAGTACTGCTTTTGTTTTGTTTTTCCCCTTTCTTAAAACTCTTCCTATTGATTGGAGATTGCGAATCCTAGATTTTGAAGGTGAAGCAAAAATAACATTATGTAGATTTTTAATGTTAATTCCTGTACTAAAAGTTCCGTATGAAGCCACAATGATCGCATTATTTTCTCTTTCTGTAATTTCTCTAACTAATTCTCTTTCTTCAGCATCAACTCCGCCATGAATAAAAAATACTCTACGATCATCTCGCTTATTGGTATTTATTAAATTGAACAATGGTTCGCCATGTGTAGAAACCCTACTATAAAGAACTAGAGTATTACCCTTTAGATCTAAAGTTAAATTTGTAATAAATTTATTTCTCTGCTCATGAGATATTAAGTATTGAATTTCATCCTCATAGGTTTCAAATTTTTGGGGAGGGTGCTTAAGAATGATACAATTAATATCTAATTGAGATAGATGACCTTGCTTCATCAACTCTTCGGTTTTAATAATCTTATATGAAGGGCCAAACAACCCCTCCAAAACCCATTTATGTGTTTGAGTTCCATCTAAAGTTCCCGTAAAACCAAAACGATATTTGGCATTATGTGCTTTAGACATGATACTTATCAAAGATTTACTCTTGAATAAATGAGCTTCATCGCCTATAATTACATTATAATTTTCAAAGAATGAACGATCCAAATTATAAATTGATTGCCAAGTTGTAATTGTTACTGGATATTCATTTGTTTTTTCTCTGCCCGAATAGATACGGTGACAATATGACTCAGCATCCCAACCATAATCCTGGAAATCCTTGTACATTTGTTCTACAAGAGAAGTCGTTGGAACAACTAAAAGTATTTTTTCGTGTTTATCTACATAGTATCTCACTAATGAATAAATCATCAGAGATTTGCCTGATGCAGTGGGACTTATCAGTAGCTTTCGATTATGTCTTAACGCATCATAAACACCTTCTACTTGATATTCACGTGGAGAGTGAGTGCAAATAGATTTCATATAATCCTTTACCCCTTCATAAGAGATGTTTTCATTAATCTCAAAAGGAAGTCCGTAAAATTTATTTTCCTCAAACTTGTAATTATATCCGTACTGCTCACAAAAATTAACAAGTTTATCTAAAAGACCTACATATATTTGCTTTGATCTACTATCAAATAAATGAATTTCCCCGTTCCAATTCCTTCCACGGTACTGGGGCATGAACTTTGCATTTGGAACCTCGAATTTAAAATGATCTCTCAGTTCGTATTCAATGTGAGGTTCTGTTTTTATCTTTAAAAAAACTTCATTCGCTTTCGAAATTACAAGATCTGACATTACATCAATAACAAATGTGTAATGTTATTTATTTCTCCTATCCAAGACCAGATTGGAACCTCATGAACTCAATTGCATTTTTAATTTGATAGGTTCTATTTTGTATTACTTTTAAAATACTTTCAATATAAGTAAGCATTGTATCGTAGTAATCTATTTTGAGGCAAACTACAGAAAGTTTTTCATCTGCATCCAAGTATTTTTGCATAGTGTCTTTATCCCTAATTTTTTTAGGGAATGGATTTTCCACATAAACATCAGGATCTGCTTTTCCAGCATAATATTCATACCTTTCGTGACGAATGTTTCTTTTTTGTTGCTCTGCTTTTTTTCTTAAAAGTATAATGTTATTATACAAATCAAAATATTTTGCATGAAGAACGGGAATATTTAATGACTCTGTATGCAAATTATCGGGATCAATTACAGAGTCTTTTTCCCACATTTTTTGTATAAGTTCAAGATTCATGAGAGACGATTACCTTGGGGATCATATAGCTCAAACATAGTATACTTGAAACCAACTTCAGATGTAAAGTATTCTACATCTGTCATCGTAGCATCAAAATCTAAAGTTTGTAGTGTATAAGGGAAAAGATTTTCAAATCTAATTTCCATGCTTATATTGTAACTACTATTCAAAATAAATAAACTCCCATCAGAAAATATATTTGGAAGTTCTGCATTTACATTTAATGTTTCCTTTCTCTGTCTTAATAAACGATAATATTCTCCCATGTCTCTTGGGTATCCAAGACTGCGAATCCAATTGTGAATTTCTAGATAATTTTCAAAATCTTCATCTATAATAAATGAAAGATTAAAATCTCCAAAAACAATTTTATCTCCAGGAATATCCATATCCCTGTACGGAGTTGGTTGAATCGCAGTTCCTAAAGTTAAATCAGGTATATTTGCTTTATTTGAAAAGAAATCAACCTTTGGTGCTCTTGTTAACGAAAACCTAAATCCAATCGGAGATAGAAAATTTTTGTTTTCTATCTGCTTTGAAAGTGGTGAATTTGGAGAGAATGCCATTTTTGAATTATTTAGACAAAAAAAAGAGGGCCCGAAGACCCTCTTGATTGAGTTGTGAATTGGATCACATAAGGTTAGCAACCTTAACTCTTCTGTAGTAACGGTTTGCGTTAACTTGAAGTCTTCCAAGACCCTTGTCGGTTCCTTCAGCGAATGGATTTGCAACAAGACCATAACGAGTCTTAAATCCGATTTTTGGCTGGAAGGTGTTCTCACCAACGGCACGAACCATTTGGAGAGGAACATATGGGCAATAGAAGAGACCAGCGTCATAAGGTGAAGAACCCTTATAACCTACAACATAGTACTGGTTAGCGGATACATTAGCAGCATATGGGTCAATGTATACGCGGAACTTACCAAGAAGAACACCAGCAAAAGTATTACCGGTATCATCTACATTGAGGTTAGCGTTGAGTGCAGGGGTGTAATCGAGTACACCAGCCATGCTAAGAGCTGAAGCAACATCTGCTGAACACATGATGATGTTGCCCTTTCCTCTACGAGTTCTTTGTGCGATTGCGTTAGCATCGCGCTCGATTTGGAAAAGAAGACCCTTAAACTTCTCAACTGACCAACGACCGTTTGAGTCAACATCGAGGTCGAAAGTACCAGCGGTAGCGGTATTAACAGCAGCGCCTTGCTCAGCAACCTTATAGATGGTTCTGATGACTTCACGGTTGATTTCAGCAAGAATTTCGCTAGACAGAATGTTAGCGAGTTCTGCTTCTGCATTCAAACCATGAATTGCCTTCAGATCCTGAGCAAGCTCAAGGCTGTATTCTGCTTTCAGAGCTCTTGACTTTGCTTCAACGAGAACTTTCTCGATTGAGAATGCCATTTCGTTGAACTGAGCACCACCAGTGCCAAGTGCTTCTGAATCTTCAGTTCTCATACCCTGACCAACATTATAGTTGGTTGATTGACCAGCGCCAACTGGGTTGAGAATGCCTGGGTTGGTTCCTGCCTGGGCAGTAGTACCCATACCAGCAGTTGCATCAGAGAAATCATTTGCACTGAAGTCGCTTGGTTGACCAGAGAATGCGGTATTTACTTCATCATAGAATGTTTCAGTACCGTTCTGATCTTCGTAGCGGGAGCGCATTGCGAAGATCAGTCCTGTAGGACCGGTCATTGGTTGTACGCCAGCGAGGTCATATGCGACCAAATTTGGCATTGAGCGTCTGATTAATGAAATCAGAACAGGGTCAAAACCAGCAACTGGGCCACCAGCAGCAGCGTCACCACTAAAACCATTAGCTCCAGGAGCTGAATTGGTGTTAACGGTTGGGGTTTCGGTCAAGAAACCACCTGAAGAGAAAGCACTTTGCTCTCTCAAATATCTTTCTTGGTTCTCTAGCAGTTGAGCGGTTACAGCCCTACGATGTGAATCTTTGATTGAATCAAGACCATCATAATCGAGAAGGGGTGCCCACTTTTCCTGCAATTGCTCGTTACTGAACATTTGCGTTTACCTCTTTAAAAGTGTGTTTGTTTTTGTTTGAATACTATTAAATTCATTTCTTAGCAACTGCTGAAAGAGTTCTCAAGTAAGCATTCATTGTATCTGAATGTGATTGGTATTCAGAACCAATGTCTACTCCTTCAGAAAGTGTTTCAGTCTTTGCCGATGGAGATACTACTCTTGAAGGAAAATATGATTCCTTCAAAGTCTCCAATTTTTCACGATATGCTGTTTCACTTTCAAACTCAACACTCTCGGCAAGTGAAGCGAGCTTCTCTTTCTGAGTGTCTGCGAGACCTTCAGAAACTTGTTCAAAGATACCATCAGCAACCGCCTCTGAGAGACGCTTATTTAAATTGATGTTCTTCTCAATCTGCTCGTTGAGTTTTGTTTCCATTTCATCAAGTTTTTCTACCATGCTCTCAAGCACATCATATTTATCTTCAGGGATTGATACATATTGTTCTTCAA